GGGTGCGGCGGGCACAAACACCGACCCTGTTCGGTTTGGGCGTCGAGCCGATGGCGCCTGCCAGATGGACGGCGCTATGAATATCGCTGCGCTTGCCTCCCGCCAGTGGAACGCGGACGAACACGAAATGTTCGCGGTGGACCCTTACGCTTTGTTGGAGGAAGCGCCGCTTTGGCATTTCCTGGCTCGCCCGCCGCCGCCGCCGCCTGAGCCATCGGTGACGGCCACGGCCAGCTTTTCCAGCTTGCACGGGACGCTGATCCGCCGCCGCCGCACGCGGACATGGGAGGACGTGCCTGTTGAACTCGCCCCGGCGGTGAGCCTCGCCGAGAACTACTCCGAAGAGCTAGCCGTGCAGCGGGCCGTAGACGATGCCTTGGCCCGTTATGCGGCCTTGAAGGCCCGCGCCAGCCTCGCGCGGCGGGAACGGCTGGTGAACGACCTAAAGGCGGCGATCATCCATGCGGTTGAGCGCGCGGCCGAGCAAGACGACGAGGACGCCCTAGCGGCGCTTTTGTAGGAACTCACGATATGCCGTTTGTGCTGAGGGATCGCGTCCGTGAATACACGGACACGAACGGGACGGGTGCGATCCGAGTAACCGGCGTTGTTCCCGGTGGATACCAGCGGTTTACCGATGTGCTGGCCAACGGCGACACGACGCTGGTGTGTGTGCGCAACGCGGCGGGCCAGTGGCAGACGTTCATGGCGACGTGGACGACTGCCACGCAGACGCTTGCCCGCACCACGGCCTACGATGGCTCAAGCGGCGCGGGCGTGAACGTGTCGTTTTCGGGCGAGGCGCAGGAAGTTTGGATCAACTACCCGGCCAATGCCTATGACAATCCGTGGTTTGAGCGGGTTTACATCGGCACCAGCCCCTTTGCCCTGACAGCGCCGACAGGGTTGCGCATGCAGTCCGTGGAAGCAGTAACGGATTCGGGTGCGAATCTGCGAGTTTCCGCAAATCTGTTTTCGACAAATCTTACCGCCCCAAAAACCGGGTATTGGATGTTTACGGGTGACTCCGACGCAGTAACTTTTGCCAATACAACGGACGGAATGACCCTGAATTACATGGGGCATACCGTTTCGACAAATGCGAGCGGCGGCAGAACGACGCACGCAACATTTCAGAACGTCACGGGCGCCGTCACGGCAGGGGCAGGCGCCTTCCACGTTTCGGGCGCTAGTGAAATCCGGACTGAGGCCAGTTTCGGCGGCACTGCGGGCGCGGCGCGAGGGAGTGTTTTTGCTCGAAACGAAATTGCGTGGGTTCAAAACGGTTCCGGGCCGCATCTGACGCAGATATTCGCCGACGAATTTGATGTTGCCGTCGAAGCTGAGGCGCAAGTGCTTTGGAAAGGTGGCGTCAAAGTCGTTTACTTGGACCAGGATGCGCGCCGGGGGTTGCAGCAGGATTACGCTTATTCTGTCGGCCTACAGGCCAGCGGCAAAGCGCCGGGCGTCGGAATTGCCTATGCGATGGGCGGCGTCGAGGGGTGGTGGCCGCTTACTGAAACATCTCACGTGATGGAAGGCATCACGGAAGGCGGGATCATCAACGGGCCAGAGGCGGCTATCGGCGCCGGCATCGACTTTTCGAACTTGGCTCGCATCCGCGAAAGCGCGTTCAAGTCCATCGGTTTCAAGGTGGATGGGCTGGGCAATCTCGGCGCCACGGTGGCGGCGGGTGGCACGCTACAAACGTCTGGGTCGGTGGTTGCCAAGACGGCGACTGTTTCGGCTATCGAGGTGCTGGACGGCGGGCTTTACGGCGGCGCCATCACGCTCAGCATGGCCGGCGGTGCCACGGCTGCGGTAAATGCCTGGGGCATCATGGGCAGCTTCTCGATCGGCAACAACGGCGCCACGCATATCGTGGGCGACACGTTCGAGGTGCTGGGCGGCACGGCAACGGCCAAGGCCACGTTTACCGGGTCCATCAGCGGCAACGTCCTGACGGTGACGGCGGTTTCGGCGGGCACGATTACCAACCGTTCGGTGATTGTCGGGGCAAACGTGGTGCTGGGCACGCGCATCATTGCTTTCGACACCGGGGCGGGCGGGTCCGGCACTTACATCGTAGACACGTCGCAAGTGGCGGCGAGCGGCACGATTGAGGCCGGCGGGCCGGCGGCGGGCATCGTTACGCGCATCAACGGGTCGGGCGGGGTGCTGGGCTTCCTGATCACCAATCCGGGGCGCTACACGGCGCTGCCTTCCACGGCGGCGGTTGTGACCGGCGAAATTGCCGGCTTTACGCTGACGGTAACGGCAGTGACCAGCGGCACGCTTGCCGTTGGCATGGTGGTGACGGGCACAGGTATCGCGGCCAACACCTACATCACGGCCCTAGGCACGGGCACGGGTGGGACCGGCACGTATACGGTAAGCATCGGCCAGGCCGTGAGCAGCACGACGATCACGGCGGCGGGTGTTGGCGTAGTCACGACCAGCGCCGGCAGCGGCATCGCGTTCACGTTCATTCCTGCCTACACCATTCTTTCCGTGAACGTGACGGGCGGCGGCAGCGGATACGGCGAGTTCCTGCCTCCAACTGTTTCGACCAGCGCCACCACGGGCGTGTATCGCGCGGCCACGTTCAAGGTGACGATGGTTGGGGTGAACGCGCCAATCAACATCGGCAACAACTACGCCAATTTCCTGACCGTGACCGGGGCAGCTGGGGGCAGCAACCCCACGCTTTCCACAGCCGGAAGTGACGCCATCGTTGATTTGATCTTGTCGGGGAAGGGCGCTGGGGCGCGCATCAGGGCTGAGCGCGGGATACTTCAGAGTTTCACGCAAACCGCATCCGGAAGCGTGACCCGGTTTATTCAGTCTGACAACAATCTCGGCGGCACAGGTGGCGGGGCGTTCTCAGGAAACACATTCAACATCAATGACACGCTCGACAACGGCGGAACGGACTTCTACGCCCATTATTTTGGCCATTTGATAAGCGGTTCTTACACGGGCGGACGGGCATCGTTGCGTGCGCTGATCCAAGTAAACAGCGCCGCTACCACATCGGCCATGTTCTACACAGGCACGAACTCGACGGCGCAGGCTGGCGTAAACCTCAACAACGGGTATCTGTGCGCTTATACGGGCGACGCGAGGCTAACTAGCGGCGGGTCTGCTGGGCTTGTGGAGGCGATGGAAATTGGCGCGGGCATTCTTTCGGGGGCTTCGGCAACCTTCGTAAACGTGCTGAAAATTTCGCCGCTGAGAAATGGCGTGGCCCCGACAACTTCTTACAACGGGCTGGCGTTTTCGTCCGATGGCGTTGGGCAGCAATTGCTTGTCGGGATCGCGTTTGGCGGGCAGGAAGCCGCAGGTTGGCCCATCGCCACGACCGGCAAGTTGATTGCGATTACCAACCCGGGCGGGACGCCCGCAAAGACGGTGGACTACGGCATCGATTTTGAAACGGTGGCTTGCACCTTCAGCACGGCGGCGTTTGCCTCGCCGGGCTTCCGGGTAAATGGCAGCGGCACCGTTACAAGCACCGGCCAAATCCTGGCGCTGCGTGTCGTGACCGCAGCCGGCGCCGTGACCGTGAGCGCGACGGATGATGTGGTGGTAGTAAACAAGACGGTTGGCGCGGCAACGACGGTCAACCTCCCGGCAGGCGTGACTGGGCGCCGCTACACGATCAAGGACGGCAAGGGCGATGCCCACGTTAACCACATCACCATCACGCCTGCCGCCGGCAACATCGACGGCGCGGCAACGCTAGTGATTAACGACAACTATGGCCGCGCAACCGTGGCCTACAACGGAACGCAATGGAATCAAGTGGCATGACCCTTTCCCCTTCTCTCCCCGCCGATGTGTGGCAGACGCTTTATGCCATGATGCTGGGCCAGCGCCCGCCATTGGCGATGGAGCGGCAGGCGATCCAGGCGTTTGAGGCTGCGATGCAGGCGGCGCAGCAGCCGCCCGCGCAGCCTGACGCCAACGACGCAAAGTGAATGCGTTCCGGTGAATGGCATTTACCGATATAACTCCGCTCTGATGGTGAGGGTGTCTTGATGCAGAACATGACTGACGATGAAGCGCGATACGTCAACGAGACGTATGCTCCGACCTCGCGCATGACGCCGGAAATGTGGCTCCAGGCTGCCAAGGCGTTCGGCAAATACGAGGAATGGCTGGCAGCGAACCCGGCGCCGGCCGAGCCTGACTGATGGCAGGCCCCATTTCCGCCCGGCCGATTTCTGGGCAGGCGGTTTCCGGTGACGCCGACGACCCAGCCGCGCAAGCGGGCAAGTTCAAGCGCAAGTTTCGCGGGCCGATGGTGGGCGGCCGATACGAAGAGGTGCCCGAGGAAGCGCCGGCCGTGGCGGCCGAGCCGGAACCCGTCCCCTGCCCAAATTACGACAGCCTCCCGCCCGACGAACGCGCGGTGGTGGATAGGCTGATTGTCGCAACCCGCATGCAACTCACGAGAGGTATTGCTTGAGCGAGACACAGACTGACCCCGCCGCCTATGAGGACACCTCCACCGATACGGATGCGTTCGCCCCGGAACCGGAAGCGCCGCCGCCTGCGGAAACTGCCGAAGCGGCACCCCAGCCGAAACAGACCGTGCCGCTTGCCGTGCTGATGGAGGAACGCGAGGCGCTGAAGCGCGAGCGGGCCGAGCGGGCGCGGCTGCAAGAGCAGATGGAGCGCGGCAACGAACGGTTGCAGCAGTTGCTTCACCAGTTCCAGCCGCCGCAGCAGCCGCGCGAGCCGGTGCCGGATATCAACACCGACCCCGTGGGCTTCTTCAAGGCGCAGCTTGACGCCACGCAGCGCGAGCTTGCCGAGGTGAAGCAGTTCCGCGACCAGTCGGCGCAGCAGTCGCAGGCGCAGCACCAGCAGCAGCAGTTTTTGGCCAGCTACCAGGCCGACGCGGCGCAGTTCGCCCAGCGCGCGCCGGATTTCGGCGAGGCTTACAACCACGTCACGCAGTTGCTTCTGCAAGACTACATGGAAATCGGCTATCCCGCGCAGGAGGCCCGCGCGGAATTGCAGGAGCAGGAGCGCAAGATTGCGGAACGTGCCTTTCGCGATGGCCGCAGCCCGGCAGAGGCCATTTACAAGCTGGCCAAATCGCGCGGCTTCTCTGCCAAATCCCCGCCGGCAGAGGCCCGTATCGACGCGATGCAGCGGGGCCAGCAGGCGGCGCGCAGCACGGCCGGCGGCAACACGCGCGCGGCCGGCGACGGCATGACCTTCGCCGAACTGGCCAACATGCCCAGCGATCAGTTCGACGCGCTCTACCGCAAGAATCCGGCGCTTGTTGATAAACTGATGCGATCCGGCGGTTGACAACCGCTAACTATCGCGGTTAAAGTCACCGGCAAGCCGTCGTGCGTCTAGCGACGTAAACATTGGACGTTTCGCCAGCCCTGCGCATGGGCGCCGTTCGGCCACGGACTCAGGCCGTTTCGCCATCGCCCCGCGTGAGAGGGCGTTTCGTTCGCTAGGCACGCAGCCCAGCACTGGAACAATCTCTCACACATAGGTGCAACGATGGCTGATACCTCCTTTGGGGTAAACCATCCGCTCGCCGTGAAGGCTTGGCGTAAGCGTCTGCATGTCGAATCCCTCAAGCAGATGTGGTTTTCCAAGTTCATCGGCAGCGGTCCCACGTCCGTCATTCAGAAGGTCGACGAACTGCGCAAGGGTCCAGGTGACCGCGTGCGCGTTGGCCTGCGGATGCAGCTTTCCGGCTCCGGCATTCAGGGCGATGCCTCGCTGGAAGGCAACGAAGAGGCCCTGACGCTCTACAACGATGATGTTCTGATCAATCAGATTCGTCACGCGGTGGTGAGCGGCGGCAAGATGTCGGAACAGCGCGTTCCGTTCAGCGTGCGTGAAGAGTCCATGCAGGCTCTCGCCGACTGGTGGGCGCAGCGTGATGAAGTGGCGATTGCCAACCAGCTTTGCGGCAACACCACGCAGACTAACACCGCTTTCACCGGCAACAACTCGGCCACGGCGCCGTCCAGCAACAACCTGCTGGTTGCGGGCGAAACCGCCGAGGCTTCGCTTTCCACGGCGGCGGCGCATCAGTTCTCGCTCACGCTGCTGGATCGTGCCGTGGCGCGCGCCAAGACCCTCACGCCGATGATCAAGCCCATTCGGATCAACGGCGACGAGTATTACGTCGCGTTCCTGCATCCGTTCCAGGTCTACCAGATGCGGACCAGCACCAGCACGGTGCAGTGGGCAGATATCCAGAAGTCGGCGATGGCCGGCGCCCGTTCGGCGGACTCGCCGATCTTTACTGGCATGCTCGGCATGTATAACGGCGTCGTGCTGCACGAGTGCCCGTATATGCCCAGCTTCTCGCTTGGCTCCTCAACCTCGGCGTATCGCGCCGTGTTCGCGGGTGCGCAGGCGGCGCTTTGGGCCAGCGGCGGCGATGGCTCGGATTCCAGCATGTCGTGGTCGGAAGAGATGTTCGACTACGGGAACAAGCTGGGCGTCTCGGCTGGCCGCATCTACGGGTGCAAAAAGGCGGTGTTCAATTCCCAGGATTTCGGGGTGATCACCATGGCCACTCACTCGCCGCAGCCGTAAGGAGGGCAAGCACATGGCCACGAAAACCGCTGATGCTGGGCATGATTTCGTCCAGCCCCGCAGCAACTACAACGCCATCACCTACATGGTGTCCAACTACGTCGCCAACGGTTCCACCGTTTCGGCCGGTGACGTGTTCCTGATGGCGAAAATCCCGCACGGCGCCACCATCGTTGACCTCAAGTTCTTCGGCCGCGCTTCGGCGGGCGGTGGGACGGTGTTCAACCTTGGCACCACGACTAGCGCATCGCTGTTTGGGCCGGTGACGATTTCGGCGACGCATCAGTTCATCGCGGTCGGGCAGACGGCCGGCACCTCTGCAACGCAGCAGATGCCGTTTCTTGTCAGCCTGTCGGACGATGCAACCCCGCGCCACATCACTCTGGCCCTGACGGTGGCAACGGCAACGTCGCCGACTGCGACCTCTTCCTTTGGGCTGATGGTCGGATACCTAATGCCGGGCGAGGCTGGCCCGTAACCAGCCGATCAACGGGAGGGGGGCTTCGGCCCCCCTTTCCATTTGTGGAGATTGCATGCGGCCCGTGATCGAATTTCTCCGCGAGGGCGAGGCGCTGTTGCAGGCGCACAAGTGGCAAGAGGCCGCAAAGATTTTCGATGCGGTGCTGTCCAAGCAGCCCAAGATTGCCGAAGCCGCGAATGGGCTAGGCATCGCGCATCATCATCTGGGCAACATCGGCTCGGCCATCGCTGCGTTTTCGCACGCAACGCTGGTGGCGCAAGAGCATCCCGACGTGTGGGCCAACTTCGGCGCGACGCTGCGGTTTGCCGGTCATATCGAGTGGGGCCGGGCGGCTTACGAACGGGCGTTGAAGGCGGCGCCCAACCATGCCGGCGCGCTGAACGGCATGTGCGGCAGCTACGTAAACGAAGGCAACCCGGCGGAGGGCGTTCGCTGGGGCGAACGTGCCGTTGCCGCGCCGGATGCCCCGTTGCCTGCGCATTTGAACCTCGCGCTGTGCCTGATGGAGCTCGGCCGGTGGGATGAGGCGTGGCCGCATTGGCGCCGTCGCGTGGTGCCGGGATGTGTGGAGCGACATTACCCCGGCGACCGCTGGCGCGGCGAGGATGTGGATTGGTTAATCGCCCACGGCGAGCAGGGCCTCGGCGATGAAGTGATGTTCCTTGGTTGCCTGCCGGAACTGATAGACCGGGCGCATCGGGGCGTTGTGATCGAGGTGAACCCGCGTCTAGTGCCGTTGGTGCGCCAGTCGTTCCCGCAGGCTACCGTGATCGGCCGGGCGGAGGAATACCGCCATCCCGGCGACGGCGTGATTGCCCACGTGGCGCTGGGGGATTTGCCCGAACTGTGCGCGGGCGGCATCCCTCCGAAGCGGAGCGGGTATCTGCGCGCGCCGGGTGGGCTACTGTCCACCGATGCCGTTCTGCTGGCCATGCGCGGCGGCACGATGCAGACCCATGACTACCTTCGCAACCCGCCCGTGGACGCTTGGCGCCCCGTGGTGGAAGCGATCCGCGCCGTGGGGCTGCGGCCGGTGTCTATCCAGTATGGCCCCGATGGGCCGGGCATGGCGGCGGCGCTGGGCATTGAACACGACGCGGATGCGGCGGGCGACCTGACGCGCCAGGCCGAGGCTATCGCGGCTGCGGTGGCGCTGGTGAGTGTGCAGCAGACGGCCTTGCACCTCGGCGGGGCGGTGGGCGCGCATGTGCTGGGCATCGTGTCCAATAAGCCCGCGTGGCGCTACGGGATCACGGGCGACATGCCTTGGTATGAGACGGTGGACCTCTACCGGCAGGCGGCGGACGAAAGCGATTGGGCCCCGGTGATGGGGCGCGTGGTAGACGCGCTGCGGTATGTGTGGAAGCGCGAGGAGTGCGCGGCGTAATGCTGATCACAGAATCCTACCGCGCCGCAAACGCCCACCTCCACGCCACCACGGACTTTGGCACCACGGCGCCGCGCTTCGAGCGGTCCATCCGGCACATGGCCAATCTGTATAAGGCGGTGTCGTTTCTCGACTACGGCAGCGGCGGCAACAGGTGGGTGGCGAAGATGTTCCCGCTTGCTGCGGTGCAGTCCTACGACCCCGCCATTCCCGACCTTGCCGCCCCCGCCGCGCCGGCCGACATGTTGATTTCCTGCGACGTGCTTGAGCATATCGAACCGGAATTGCTGGGCAACGTGTTGCAAGACATGAAGCGATGCACGCGCCATTGCGCGTTCGTCACCATCGCCACGCGCCCGGCGAAGAAGGTTCTGCCCGATGGGCGCAACGCTCATCTGATTGTGCAGCCCGCCGACTGGTGGCTTCCGCGTGTGTCTGGGCTGTTCAATGTCCGGGCGTTCTTCAACCCGGCAGATCAGGAAATCGAACTGTGGCTGGAACCGCGATGAACGTCGTTATCGGCTACGACCCGCGCGAATGGGAAGCCTATCAGGTGTGCGCGGCGTCCCTGCGTCGCCATGCCTCGCGTCCGGTCAACATCATCCCGCTTGACCTCGCCGACTTGCGCGAGGCGGGCTTGTATGACCGGCCGTTCCGCGTGGATGAAACGGGCCAGATGTGGGACGAACGCGACAAGCGGCCGTTTAGCGTGGCCTTCTCGTTCTCCCGCTTTCTTGTGCCGTTCGTCGTGGCCAAGGGGCCGGCGCTGTTCGTGGACTGCGACTTCGTGTTTCGGCAGGACGTGGCGCGGTTGTTCGCCGAGTTTGATCCGCTTTACGCCGTCCAAGTGGTGAAGCACGACCACCGCCCCGCCGGCACGATGAAGATGGATGGCATCAGCCAAGGCCAATACAACCGCAAGAACTGGTCTAGCTGCGTGCTGTGGAACGTGGATCACCACGCCAACCGCAGCCTGACGACGCACGCGGTGAACACGTGGGCGGGGCGTGACCTGCATGCGTTCAAGTGGCTGTCCGACTGCTACATCGGCAGCCTGCCGGAAAAGTGGAACTGGTTGGCCGATGCCTCGCCCACGTGCGGCGGCGATCCGGCGGACATTGGCGCCATCCACTACACCAGCGGCGGGCCGTGGTTCCCGCACATGCAGGATTGCCCTTTTGCCGGTGTGTGGCTGGCCGAACGGGCGGCGATGCGGCGGGCTATGGCGGAGGCTGTTTAAATGCCATCCCTCGGCACGATGAAAGCTCGCATCGCGGACGAACTGGCCCGCGACGATCTTACCAGCCAAATCGCGGCGGCTATCGTGTCGGCGGTGGCGCACTACGAGCGGCGCCCGTGGTGGTTCATGGAAACCGAGGGCACGTTCAACACCGCGCCGGGGACGGATGCTTACACGACCTCCACGGCCACGTTCCTTTCGACGCTAGTTGACGAAGATTCCCTGACGATGACGGTGAACGGCTCGAAGGAACCCCTGCGCAAGATCGCGTTTGCGGAGATGCAGGATTACCGCATCGACACCGTGCCATCCGGCCCGCCGACGCATTATGCGATGTATCGCCAGCGGGTCTACGTGCATCCGGTGCCGGATCGCACCTACTCGGCCACGGTGTTTTTCACGGGAAACATCGGCCTGCCAGCGGCGGACGGTGACAGCAACTCGTGGACCAATGAAGGCGAGGAACTGATTCGGCTTCGTGCCAAGGCGGATTTGTTCGAGAACGTCATCCGCGACTACGCCGAGGCGGACCGGATGCGCGGGCGGGAGATGGAAGTGCTCCGGTCCCTCCAAGGGCTGCACAGCAACCGCACGGCGACCGGCTTCCTTGTCGCGGAGGACTTCTAGTGTCCCAGACGTGGAACGCGCACATCAGCATGGTGAACGGCTTGCTTGATGCCGAGCGAGCGCGCCGGCAGGAGCGGCAGTTTGCAGCGGCGACCACGCGAGCGCAGCAACAGGCGGCGTTCGCGCCGGCCCCGCAAATGTTCACGTTTTTTGACGAAGGCGGCGGCGGGGCGAACGACACGGCGACCGCCGCCGCGCCAACGGACAACGGATCGCGCTGGGGTGGCGGGTTCCCGAACTCGGCGACCATCGGCAAGGCGCTGGACATGAACCCCATGGCCTCGCGAGCGGGGATCACGGCGCTGGGGCTGCTGGGCGGGCCTGCTTTCGGGATGGGCCTCGGCGCGATGAACGCCTTTGGCAACATCGCGAACACGACCAACAACGTCGGCATGCTGTCGGGCCTCGGCGTCAACCCCGGCTTTGGCTCGACGGTGGGCGGGCTGCTGGGGTTCAACGGCCTGGCGGGCGACTACACGGACGCGCTTAACGCCGCGATGGCGGGGAGGTATGACGGATTTGCCAACCTCTCCCCAGCGCAGGCGGATGGGTTCAATTTCGGCGGGTGGGCGGATATCGCGGCGGCGATGGGGCCAACTGCGGGAATGGCCCCGATGGGCGCCGTTGACGTTGCCGACATGCAAAACCCCGGCGACCTGTCGGGCGGCGGTGGTTGGGGTGGCGGCGGGTTTGGCGGGCTGGGTGGTGGTATGGGGGGGCTGTTCGGTTGACCATCCTCCCCGTTGGCGACTACCGCCCCGACCTCCCCGCGTATCTCGGCACGCACAGCACCATCGCCAACAACGTGTATTTCAAGCCGGATGGATCGGTGGGGCCGTTGAGAGCGGCGGTTACGTGGTCCAATCCTCTGACCCGCCCGGCTGGCGCGTTCCAGGCCCGCAACGGCGCTGGGACTGTGGTTCTCTACGTGGGACAAGAGAACTCCCGCGACCTCGCCGTGTATCGCGGTTTCGCGTTCTCCCAGATGACCACGGCCACGGACATAGGTGTAGCGACGCTGTATTACCCGTGGCGGTTCACGCAGTTTGGGGATTACGTCTACGCTTCCCACTGGTCGGGCGGGTTGTGGACGCATCCCACGGGCGCAACGGCGGCGTTCGCGCGAATTGCTGCAGCGCCGAGTGGCGCGCACATCGCCACGATAGAGCCGGGCTTCCTGATGCTCGGCCACCTCAACGACAGCGCGGGCGAAAAGCCTTCCAGCCTGCGGTGGAGCGCGATCAACGACGCCACGGACTGGCCAACCGTCGGCTCCAGCGACGCGGCGAGCAAGCAGGCGGATGAACAGGAACTCCCGAACGGCGGGCGGATCATGGGCCTGCTTAGCGCCGTGGGTGGCGCGGCCGGTGCCGTGCTGGCCGAACGGGCGATCTACCGCATCGAATACGTGGGCGCTCCGGCGGTGTTCGCTTTCCGCGAGGTGGCGCGCGGGGTGGGCAGCGTGTGCCCGAACGGCGCCATCAGCGTCAACGGCGTGGCCTACTTCATCAGCGAGGACGGGTTTCAGCGGTTCGACGGCCAGAACGTAACGCCGATTGGGCAGGGGCGGGTAAGTGCCACGTTCTGGGCGGATGTTTCCCAAGAATACTTGCACCGCGTCTACGTGGCGCACGATCCCTTGCGCAAGGTGCTGGTGTGGGCATACCCAACGCCCAGCGCCACATGGGGCGATCCGAATCGATGGTTGATCTACTCCTACGCCACGGATCGATGGAGCGCGGCAGACGACAGCGGCATTGCCGTGTCGGGGCTGTTCACGGCGCTAACCAACTTTATCGGCGTGGACTCGTTCGATGTGACGTTTGGCGTTTCTCCGGATAGCGTTGGCTTCCTGCTGGAAAGCCCTACGTTGAACGGCGGCGCCCCGATCCTCGGCGGGTTCGATACGTCCTATCGCCTGGTATATTTTACGGGCGCCAACCTGGCCGCGCGCATTGAAACCGGCGAGACGGATGCGCAGGGCCAGCGGGTGTATGTGTCTGGTATCCGCCCCCTGACCGACGCGGGCACGTTGACGGCACAGGTGGGCCACCGCACGCGGTTCGCCGATGCGCTGGCCTACACCACTGCCCGCACGCGCGGCGCCGACTACACGGCCCCGGCCCGGATCGCCACGCGCTACGCCCGCGCCCGCGTGAACATCCCTGCCGGCGCTCAGTGGACGTATCTTCAAGGCGCGGATGTGACCGTGCGGCAGGAGGGGCGGCGGTGAGCTACCTCCCCCCAGCCGAACGCCCGAACGGCAACGATGTGTCGTCACTGGTGCGCCACCTTGTGGACGTGGCGCGCGGCGTGCGGCTGCTGTTTCAGGGGAAAACCAACAATGTTGGTGAAATTACCCTAACCGCCAACACGACGACAACGACGCTATCTGACCGGCGCTTGACGGTGGGCAGCTTTGTGGCGTTCGACCCCATGACGGCGAACGCGGCGGCGGATGTGCCGTATGTGCTGGCGGCTAACCGCAACAACCTTGCGTGGACGTTGACGCACAGCAACGCGGCGACGACCGACCGCACGTTTCGCTATGTGATCGTGGGATGAACGTGGCACAGGTTCCAGCCCAGCACGTTGACCGCGTGTGGCCGATGGTGGGGCCGTTCATCGCCTCGGCGCTAGCCCATAGCGCGGGGCACATGCGGACGGAAGACGTTCGCGCGGAGGTGGCGCGCGGGCATCGGCAGTTGTGGATTGCCAGCGAGGGCGGGCCAATCCGGGCCGTGTGCGTAACCCGCATTGCTCAGTATCCGGCGACCCGCGCGTTGTGGATTCAGGAGAGCGGCGGGACGTTGGATGCGGTGCAACATTTCTGGCCGCATCTAGTGGAATTTGGTAAAGAATGGGGCTGCGAAACCGTCTGCTTCATGGGGCGGCGCGGCTGGTCTAGAAGCGGGGTGCTTCCGCCGGAACTCAAGCACGTGTCTGACTTCTGGGTTGCGGAGATTTAACCATGTCGCAGGAAGAACGCACTTCCACCGTTGCCACGAATACGGCGCCTTGGAGCGTGCAGCAGCCTTATCTGGAGCGCGGCTTCCAGCAAGCCGGCGGGCTGTTGGATCAGGGGCCGCAGACCTATTACCCCGGCCAGACGGTGGTGGATCAAAGCGCGGCCACGGCAACGGGGCAGGGCGCGGCGATGGATAGCGCCGGCCTGTCCAACACGCTGCGCAACTACACGGCCGGCGGCGGGTTCCTGAGTGCTGGCAACCCCTACTTTTCCGGCATGGTCGACCAGATTGGCCGCGCAATCCGGCCGAACATTGACAGCACGTTTGCGGCAACCGGCCGACTGGGCAGCGGCGCGCATGCCAATGCCTACGCCTCGGCCATGGCGGACAAGGCGGGCTCGCTGGCGTTCCAGAACTACGGCGCCGAGCGGGCGAACCAGATGGCTGCGGGCCAAGACTACAGTGCCCCGCAGGCGATGATGGGCGTGGGCCAGGCGCAGGAAGGCCGGGGCCGCGAGTTTATCGCAGACGCCATGAACCGTTGGAACTTCGCGCAGAACGCCCAGCAGCAGGCCCTAAACAACTACATGAACATCGTGGGCAATCGGTCGTATGGCGGGGCGCAGACTTCGCAGCAGCCCTACACAGTGAACCCCATGATGCAGGGCATCGGCACCGGCATTGCGGGGCTTGGGGCGCTGGGTGCGTTGGGGCAGGGAATGCCCGGCTTGCTTAGCCTGTTCCGGTAGGAGGCGCGCATGTCGTGGTTTGATCGATTCGACCCCAGCACCCCGCAGGGGATGCAGCTTGCGGGCCTCCTCGGCGGGCTCAACGCGATGGGCGCCGGGTTGCTACAGGCAGGCGCGCCGCGCCCTGTAGGGCAGCCGGGGCCGACGCTGGGCGATGCCTTCGGGGCGTTCGGGCAGGGGCAGCAGCGCGGCATGATGACGGCCAAGGCGCAGCGCGATTTGCAGGCGATGCAAGCGTTCGGGCAGGCGTTGGCTCCCGATGCGGACTTGGCAAAGCTGTCGCCTTCGGCTGCGGCGTTGCGGGCGTCTATCCCTGAGAACATGCGCGGCGTGATCGGTGCCCTGCCGTCCGACATGCAGGCGCAGACCGTGGCGAAGTTGATGACGCGCAAGACGAACCCGAAAGACAACCTGATGGAAGTCAACGGGACCATCGTGGACGTGAGCAGCGGCCAGCCTCGCCCCTTGATGCGGGTGCCGCGCATCATGGACCCGGAGGAAGAGGCCCAGCAGCGGCGCATTCGTGCGGCTAGCGCTACGCGCGTGGATATGCGGCTGCCTGCGGCCGAAAGTGAGTTTGAGAAGAATTACGGCAAGGGTTTGGCCGATCAGGCGTTGAAGGTGCTGCAAGACGCGGACAAGGCCACGGCTACGCAGATGACGCTTTCCCGCATGCAAGAACTGTTGCCGCAAATCACGGCGGGGCGGCTCGGGCCGGCACTTACGACGATTACCGGCTTTGCGCAGGCGGTGGGTATGTCGCCGGAATCGCTGGAACGAATGGGGCTGCCGAAAAGCGCCACATCAAACGAAATGTTCCAGATGCTTGCGGCTAAGTTGACGGCCGCGAACATCGGCGGCGAGGGCGGTGTGCCTGCGGCAAACTTCTCGAACGCCGACATGGAATTCGTGAAGCAGATGGAGGCGAACCTTTCCCGCCGGCCTGAGACAATTGGGCTTGCGTTGGAGGCGCGGCAGAAGATCGCCGAACGGTCGGTTGAAGCTGCGCAGTCGTGGAACGCGGCGCGCGCTGACGGCAAGACGTTCGATCGGTGGCAACAGGAATGGAAGCGTTACGTGAACGCTAACCCGCTTTTCGCCGGATCGGAGTGGCGCCCGGCGGCGGCCGGCATGGCGACCCCCGCGCGCCCCGGCTTGCAAGCGGAGCCTCCCCCTAATCCTGCGGCGCCCGCAAGGATCATGTCGCCGCAGCAGTATCAGGCATTACCAAGCGGAACGCAGTTCATCGCCCCTGACGGTTCTGTGCGGGTAAAGCCATGAGCGGCGCGCAAACCAATTGGTGGGAAGCCGCGCCCCTTGTCGGTGCCCAGCCCCCGCCGTCTCCGGCAGCCGTCGCGCCGGGCAACTGGTGGGAAGCAGCGCCACTTGCACCTGGCCCGCGCGAGATTGAACCTGTCCTAACCTCCGGCATCATGGACGACCGCGCACGCGCGGCGCCGGCCCGCACCATCGCCAACGCCTCGCTATTCCCGAACCTGAAAGACCGCATCCCCGTTTTTGCAAAGGCCATGGGCATTCCGGCCGAGCGGTTCGCCATTGCAGACGGGGATATCGTCTATTCCGACGAACGCAACCCGAACCTGTTTTACAGGGTGGAGCCGTCCGTTGTCGGCGCCAAGGGCCCGGCGGATGCGCTGGGGCGCGTTGGCTCCTACATGGCGGGCAGCGTCGGGCCGGCGATCCCGGCGGTGGCAGGAATGGCGGCGGGGTTGGCGACCTCGCGCATGGGTGCGCCGGGATCGGTAACAGCGGCGACGGCGGCGAGCGGGGCAGGGGACGTGTTCCGGCAATCGCTGGGCCAAGCCATCAACGCAGGCGACCCCACCAATATTGATTGGCTGAACGTCGCCGGGCAGGCGGCGCTTGGCGGCATTGGGCAGGCAGCCGGGCGCGGCTTGGAGGCGCTTTACAACCGTGCTCCGGCAGGCTTGGCGGCAGCCGACAAGCAATGGTTTCGCGACCCCGCCAACGTGGCGCAAGCGCGGGCCAACGCGGCGCTACTCCAGCGCGAGGGGATCACGGCCATGCAGGGGCCGGTGACGAACCGGGGAAGCCTGTTGCACGCCGACCGGCAGATGATGCGCAACGCCAACACGGCAGATCCGATGCGGGAGGCGGTGCGGCGGATTAACATGGACGAGGTGCCGGCGGCGGCGGAGCGGGCGGCGTCGAGGATTGCGCCGAACCAAGGGGTAGACCAGACGGCGCGGGCGGTGCGGGAGGCGGCGGAACCCGTGATTGAGGCGCCACGCGCGGCGGGCAATGCGGCGGCAACCCCGTTTTATCGGCAGGCTGAGAGTGGCGCACAGACGTGGACACCTGAACTGGCGCAGATTGCCGATGCCCCTGCGTTCAAATCGGCGCTTCGGGAGGCATCGCAGACATACGCCAACAAATTCGGCAAGCCGGCCCCCGATGTTCCGAATTTCCAGCTGCTTGATTTGGTCAAAAAGCAACTTGACGCCGAGTATGACGCTGCCGGTTCCGCCGTGATGCCTGCCGCACGAGCAAGCCGGAGCGGTATCGATGACGTCCGCAAGCGGCTGGTCTCTGCCATGGAGGACCTTTATCCCACTTACGCCCAAGGCAAGGCGGTTGCACAGCCCGGCATGCAGGCATCGGCGCGGCTGCGCGAAGGCGTTCTTGGCGACGTGGCGAACGTTGGCCCGGATGCCCCGGCCCCGACTGTGCTGGGCAAGTTGTTTGACCCCGGCCGCACCTCTCCGGCGGCTATAGCTGAAAGCCGCGCCGCATTCGCAGCAGCAGGGCGTGGCGCGCAGTTTGAAGAGGCATTCGCGGCCTACGTCCGCAACGTCGCGGACCAAGCACAGCGCACCCTTGCCAGCGGCGACACCGGCAACGTGGCGGGCAAAATTTACGCTGAACTATTCAGCACTGAAACCAAGCGGAACGCCGTGGCTGCGGCGCTGGGGGGGCGGAACACGCCGGCTTATCAGCAATTCGCAGAAACAATGCGTGCGATGGAAATTGCATCCCGCATCCCGGCCATGGGTTCGCAGACGGCCACGGACGTGGGGCAGATTGGCGCGGTGGCGTCTCCTGCCGCCCGCACCGTGGCGGCGCCTCTGCGGCTTCTCAGCCCGTCCACGTGGGCGAATTGGGGCAACCGGCTGGCCGATGCCATCGAAACCCGTTCCGCCTCCAATGCGGCGCTACGCACGGCCACGAACTACGCGGCGGGGCCTGCGATGAACGGCGCGATGATGGAAAGCATCAGGATCATGAATCCTGCGATGGCGGGCCTTTTAACCGCAGGGGCGCGGGGTGGCGTTGGAGTGCTTTCCGGGCTGTTGCCTGGCGCGCCCAACGAAACAGGCTGGCAACCGTATCAGCCGCCACTGCCGCGCCCATGAACACCACAGCCCCTAAGATCATCCCGCCGCCGATCCCAAACGGCGCCAAGGCCAATCCGGCCAAGAAAAAGCCGCCGGCTATCGGCCACGCTTTGCGCGCCCTGGAGTAATCACTCATGTCTCAAATCTCCTCCTGGTCAAGCACCGCCGCCAGCAACAACAGCACTCCGCCGGATGGCTGGCCCGAAGGCATGGCGGTTGCGGACGTGAACAACACCGGCCGCGAGATGATGGCGGCAATCAGAACGTGGTGGCAGTTTCTTTCGCCCACCGTGACGGCGGCAGGCACGGCAGACGCGCTGACGCTCACGTATAGCCCGGCGCCGGCCAGCCTCTACGCGGGGCTTACGCTCGCCTTCTACAAGCAGGCATCGGACAACACCGGGGCAGTGACGCTCAACGTCAACGGCCTCGGCGTGAAGAACGTGGTGAAGCGCGACGGCTCCACGGCGCTGGGTGCCGCCGACCTCAAGGCCAATACGCTCTATCAGGTCTCGTATGACGGCACCTCGTTTCGTGTGTGGCAGACGGGCGTCTAAGCGCTAATAATGCGTCAATGTAACGCAAATGTGATGTTTTCGCCTGTAGGTTGTGGAAGTGCTAAGGGTTTTGTCCGATGAGTGAGACGGCGGTTAACAACTG